TTTAATCGCATTGCTAAAGGGTGGGAAGTTATTTTCAACACTAAAGTAACTGAAGAACAAGTTGGGTTAGCAATGGCTTGGGTAAAAATTTGTCGTGAGGTACACCAACAAAAGAGAGACAACCTAGTTGATGGGGCGGGTTATCTAGGGACTGTGCAAATGGTCATAGATGAAAGAGAACTCCGTGCCAACAAAATCGATTGATGGTCAACTACCAAAAGACTGTACTGTAACCATAGGAATAGACCAGTCCTTAACTGGGTTTGCTCTAACTGCTTTACAATTTGACGACCCAACAAAATATATTACTTGGGTTTATAAGTCTCCCTACTTTGGTGTTGAAAGACTTGCTGATATTAGACAATGGTTAATAGATCACCTTGATTATTTAGAGGAAAACAATAATACGATATTAGATATAGCAATGGAAGGTACCGTCCTTGCTAGTCATGCAGCCCTTGTTTTAGGAGAGTTATCAGCCACGGTTCGTTTAACAATCTTTGATTACTTTGATGAAGGAGACCCTAGAAAATATCCTTTAAAAGTTCCACCTATGACCCTCAAAAAGTTTGCTGCTGGTAAAGGTAATGCAAAAAAACAGGAGATGTTATTGCAAATTTATAAGAGGTGGGGCATAGAATTTAATGATGATAATGCCGCTGATTCTTACGCTCTTGCAAGGCTCTTAGGAAAAAACTTCTATAATGAGGTCGAGAAGGCAGTTGCCGAACAAATGAAAGACTTCAAATACAGAGACGCCCCAAGACTTTAGCCTTACCCTATGTTCTAGGAGCGGTACATAAATTCGACTCAAAGGACTACTAAACATGACAACTAACCCTGAAGTTATTCCTTCTAATGATGAACCTTTTTTAAGAGTAAGTGCAAGTTCAAATCCTCAAAGTGTTGCATCAGCAATTGCTCATGCTATTTACGAAAAACACGAAGTAAAATTACGTGCCGTAGGTGCAGGAGCGGTAAACCAAGCAGTTAAAGCAATCGCTATCTCTCGAGGATATGTTGCCCCTAGAGGTTTAGATTTGACCTGCAAACCTGGTTTTACCACTATTGAATCCCGTGATGGAGAAATTTCCGCCATTGTATTCGCCATTACAGCAAGTTAATTTAGTTCTATCCTTATACCTACATTAAGGAGTCACCATGGCAAATTGGACAGATATGGGACATGCAATGCGCCGTCGTATGGGCATGCCTTCAAACCACCTAGAGTCAGCAGGTAATAAAATGAAAAAAGATATTAGCCAAGATCAATACACCCCTTCTGGTGCAAATGCAACCTTTACTAATGTAAGTGGTACACCTTCTGTTGGTAAATTAATGCCAAAGAAGAACACTCAAGCAGCAGAGCCAATGTATGGAACTAAAGCAAATAGAAAGAATGTGTTAGTAGCAAACGCTGAAGCATCAGAACGTAAAGGTGCTGCATACAGAATTACTACAACTATGCCTTGCATTGATCCTTGCTCAGGTTCAACAATGACAAACGCAAGAGTTATTCCATCAGTATCTGGACGTCAGAATCCTAACTTCCAGGGCGGAATGGGTTCTTCCTACTAAAATGCCATTGTCGAATTCACAGTTCGGCAGTTCATTGGCAGCACAAACGCCAGACGCAACTCCGCCATTATCATTTAGCGCTTCTACAGCAGGTTCTGCTGCTCAAGCAACCGCATGGAGAAACAGAAGTCTTGGTGGAGATAGACCTTTATCCTTATCTAAAAAAACCGCTGGTACAACATTTAATTGGGATGATGCATCATCTGCATCTCCAACAGTCCCCGCATCTCGTGGGGGTACAAATCCAAATGCTTAGTAATGAACAGTTTGCAGAATTAGCAAATCAAGGTGGCGCCAGTCGTAGTTTTAAAACTGGCGAATCACCTACTGGACCTGGAATTATGGTTTCAGTTCCTGGTGCTGAAAAAATTACAAACGCTCCTTATACAGCAGAACAAGCAAAGAGTTTTAAAGAAGAACACGCAACAAGATCAACAGGTGATGTTTATCAAGGAGCGTGGAAAACTGGCGGAAAAATATTTTCTGATATTAGTGTGAAACACAAAACACTTCCAGAAGCACGCAAGGCTGGTGTGGAGAATAAACAGATCGCTGGTTATGATTTAGGTGGAACAGATGTTAGACGTTCACAGGGTGGAAATGTTTACTTTGGTCGTAAAGTTCCTGGTGTTGAATCTAACCCAGAGTTTGTAGCCAGTGCACATAGAACTGCAGAGTATGAAAGAATGGAGCCAAAACCAAAGGCTCAAGAGTTTGCAGAACAAGCACAAATAAGCAGAGGTGCTACATATAAGGGTAAGAAGATTTCAGTAAATGAAGTATATGCGACCATTGCAAAAAATCGCCGAAATAGAGGTGTGTAATGGCTGGTGGAGTAAATAATCTTTCCGCATCACAGAACTGGCAATCACTTGGTGGTGGCGGACTTTATGGTTATAACAATCAGGGTGGTGCAGGAACACCTATAGCCCGTGATGCAATGGATTCATCCCGTATGGGAGTTGGCCGTATCCCTTCAGCAGAGTATCCAGATGGTTATCTGGGAACAATGCGATCTCGAAGAGATGACCGATTATTAGATTCAATTAAGAACCGTGTTAATCAGAAGGCTTATCAAAGAGGCGTACACAAAGGTGAGCGTATTGAGCCATCAATGTACTACTGGCCAGAACAAGTACACCCAATGATGGGTATTGAACGTCAAATGAAAGCAAAGCCAGTAAATATAAATGGCGCAGTAGTTTATATGTCAGCAAGAAGTGCACCACAAACACAGTTAACTCCAGCCCCTCACTTAGTAAATGATGGAAAAGCAAATACTGTTGCAGATCAACCTGGAGAAATTAACGCAAGACGTCAAGCAATGCTTGCTTACTTGAGACCTGCGTGGGCATAACATGGCATATTTTGGAGTTAATCCTCACGGTCGTTGGGATCAAAACATTGCCCAAGCACAGTTTAAAGATCATGTAGAAAATGTTATTAAAAAGTACCGTGAAGCATCACCTCAGTTTATTGAGGGTGGGCATCAGTGGTATGAAAAGGCCCATGAAGAAGCAACTAAACTTGGCGGAGGCGACACAAAACGTGGCGCAGGAATTATTGCGGCATTATCCCCATTAAGCGATTGGGATAGAAACGTTAGAGAAGCAAAAGAATTAGTAAAGACTGGAGATGTTAAGAGCGCCCTCCTTCCAGCAAATGTTGCAAAAGCCCAAAGAATTCACGCAGGAGAAGAGCCAGATGAGGTACTAGGCGGACACAAAGTAACTAGTTTTTTTAAGAACATCCATGATCCAAGCAATAAAGAACCAGTAACAATTGATCGCCATGCTTATGACATTGCAATGGGTAGACCATTTGCTGGCTCAGGAAAGCCAAAGAACTTAGAAGAATTAAAAGTTCCACGCCAGACAGGAACTATGTCTCAAGATCTAGGTTTAAGTTCAATGGGCAGGTACAAGCACTTCGTTCATGCTTATCAGCACGCTGCAGGAGAATTAGGTGTTGATGTACCAAATAAAGTACAAGCAACATCATGGGTAACTCATAGAGGGGCAATAGGATGACACAGAAGTTTGATGGCGTTTATGATTATACAAAGCCTTGGCGTGCACCTGTAGAACCTGACAAGGTAGCCAAGAGGTACTCTTATCTAGGACCATGGGCATCTAACCAAGAACGACTAACTCAGCAGGCTCTAATGGTTATGAACATACCTGGAAAAGATATTCAAGAGATGGTTCGTCCACCACTACCACAGATTCAATTATTTCCAGATCGTTATGGGTATGGAGATCGTACTCAACTTGGTATAGATGATATAGTTACTATCGATAGAAATTATACAGAACCAAGAATATCCTGGTTCTCTGGCGGTGTTGCTGGTTATCAAGCAGCCGAACGAAATGCACTAGGGAGTAACTAATGCCAACTATGGTTCCTGATCGTGGTAACGATCCAAAGCGTATTCCTGGTTCATATATGAGTTTAGTTAGTAAAGCACAGGTTTCTAAAGGTGATAATCCAAAATGGAAATGTGAATCTTGCGGTAAAAAAGGTGCTATGGATTATGCTGGTCAAGGACGTGTTTGCAAAACATGTGCAAGTGGAAGGGGTTTTTAATGGATGACGGAGATGGAATGATGACTATGGAGTTACAGGCTAAATTACTTGCCGATAACGCTACTCGTTACAATGGCTCAGCCCCCTGCCCTACCTGTGGAATGATTATAAATCCTGTAGAATTTCTTTCAAACGGAGGTCATTGCATAGGTTGCACTGCTGCAAAAAATGCAAAAAGAATAAAGGATAAAATGTCATGATGTTTAATGATCGTAGAAGGACCCGCATTCAGAGTGCTAAAGAACGCCAAAGGGTACATAATTTAGTTAGGGAATCAGGTGCTTATATCTCTAATTCAAAAGGAGAGTATCCAGCATCTCGTAAGGAACAGTATGCTCAATCAACTCAAGCGGTGGAAGCCGTTATTGAGGCGAATAGGAAGAAGAAATAATGGCCGTTAACTCATCTCGCTCAATGAACAAGTCACTTGATGAAGGTGCAACAGATGGAAAGTATCGCAAGGTACGTCCTGATACTGAAGTAGGTCCAGAGTCATCTGGAACTGAAGCAAATCGTCAATCACTTCATCCATTTTATGGTTATGGTTTTGCAACTTCTGAATACCCAAATAAGGTAAATCCAGGTAAGTAATTATGGGTAACATGCACGCTGAGGAATATGCCTCAATGAAAGGCAAGAACAAGGATATGGGATTGCTTGCACATTTGCAAGGAAACCATTATCCACCAGTTCCTGCATCAATGCTTGGACCATCTAAGCGTGCCATCAGTGCCGTAAACCGTGGCAAACACGATTCAAACATTAAACTTCCACAAGGTATTTTATATAAAGGCAAGAAAGCAGCACCTGCATCTGCAATTGTTGAAGCACACCA